TCACCGCCGGTATATAAAGGTTGAATCCCTAATTTCTTAGCAACTTCTTTTTCCAGATGCATTGTGAGGTATTCCGCTGGTCTTCTGCCATGATATTTCGAAAGTGCATCAGCGAAAAATGTGTTCGGTTTGATTGGCTCAAATATTCCAATAATTGCATTAACAACTCGTGGATCATTATCATGCATGTTCAAAACACTTTTTACTGGGCGAATAACATTTGCTGCATATCCATTTGGCTCTGTATGCCATCCAGCTTTTTCGATAATATCGAAGATATTATTGAGAGTCTCTTCACCATTAGTAAGAGCTGCTGCATCTCTTGCTGCTGCATATCCTGTGAGGACTTTGTAATCAGCTGCTTTTAATGCATCTCGTTTCTCTTTTGGAAGATTCTTCAGTTCATGCACACTTAAAAGTAATTTTCTTCCTTTAAGGCAATTGTCAAGAACGCAATATTTTTTGACACCCATAGTGACATTTGCTCTGTGTTTCTGAGCAAGCGATAATTTATCAACATCATCTCCCTGTTCGGAAAATAATGCGGCTTCTTTCATTTTCCTTTCCATAGGATCCACAGGTAATCCTTCTGTAAGTACCGCAATAACATATTTCTCTTCCCGAATGCCTGCTGCCAGCATTCTATGAGATCCATCAATTACTGCGAATGTTGCTGTTTCTGGATGTGGGGATACCAGAACTGGCTCACATTTGTTGAAGTCCCATTTGCGTACCAGAGAGTATACTTTCTCCATGTTAATACAATATACTCTTTGGTAATCTTCATCAATTTCCAGAAGCTCCAATGGAATACAGCAGAATCTTTTGCCTCCGATTCTCTGGCAGTTATTCATCACCGTGTTGTATGCTGTCTGATCTTTGAATACTTCCGGTCTGATTACTTTGCTTTCTTTCTCTGTTTCTCCTGTAAGTAATTTTTCGATTGCTTTGTAGTTCATCATTTTAATCTACCTCTTTATTTAATTTTTATTTAGTTTTTAACCGATCAATGTCCAGAACTTTCTCCAGGCATGATCGTACTTTTGCCTTGATGTCTGGTTTTCACATTCGGTTTCTGTTGTTCGAATGACTTTGTTAATCACATCTTTAGGGATTTTGAAGTCTTCCATTAAGTTACGGATTTCTTCATCCCAAAAGAATCGACTTTGAGCTTCTTCGTAATGCTTCTTTTGGATGTTTGTACATCCATATAATGGAAATTCTCCCATGGTTACGATATTCCCTATGCTTCCGTTGCCTTTCATGTTGTTCACCTCTCTTTCTAAATTGCATAGAGCTTGCGACCGTTGATATTGGCACAGCATTCAATTAATTTCGCTTCCTTCATGCCTATCAACCCTGGCAGGCTGCAGATTGCAATAATCTTGTCTTCATAGATAGCATCTGCCTTGGAATAGTACAGTCTAATCTTCTGGTAGTTTGCTTCAGCTAGATTCTGCGTCATTACTTTTTCGTTATGCCATATCTGCTCTGCTGTTTCATAGTCATTTGCTTCAATGGCAGATTTTCTTCTTGCTTTGAAGTCTTTGATTGCCTGTACCATACCTCTGATATCGGCATTAAGCGCATCTAATTTCTTTTGTTTTGGTATCATGATTATTCTCCCTTCTTATGCGGCTGATGTAATAAACATTCTCAGCCATTCTCCATTTATTCTTTCCCATGCTGTGGGATTTAAAGCATATTCTTTTGGTTTAAACAATTCTCCGTATCTTTTGTTCATGGCATCAAGGGAATCAAAGAACTCTTCCCTTTTCAAGTTCCCTTTCTGCGCACCGGATTTAAAATAGATCCGGAGTTTGTATCTGTGTTCCATGCAATCACCTCGTTTCTATTTGCTTACAACAGACAGGATATTTCCCTGTTTATCAAGTTTTACTGTTACTTCGGATCCGCTCTGGAATCCGGATACATCATATGCTTTTCCATTCTCATCAAGGATATAGTTTCCTGATGCGGAAACAGTTCCATTGACAGAATGGATCCCGGCATATACGTCTTTATCTACTTTTCCAATAATTCCGGCGAACATGAAAAAAGCAGCTAAACCTAAGCTGCTTTTAATAATGATTGATTTCTTTTTTCTAGCTGCTGCCCTCTTGTTGTATTCTTCTCTTGTCATGATTTATTTCCCTTCTGTTTAATTTAATTTAATTTATTTTGCATACTGTTCGAGGTGTTTTAATCCACCGGCATAATGGGCCAGCAACACCTCGTCATCATCTACATATTTAGTTCCCTTGCTATCCATGATACAGGATGCAAGGTCATTGATTTCATAATTTCCAGTATCTGCGTACCATGAGAACATATTTCCGTTGGAGCAGGTGATGGTGATCAGATCCATTTCCGGTTCTATGTCATATTTGATTTCCGTAACAATTCCGGTAAGAGGGTAAAGATTATCAAGGGTGCTGATTCCCTCAATATCCTCTGTATAATATCCGGTTCCGTCACTGAAACCATAAAGAGTTCCGGTTTCTGTACGATTAACGGAAGTGATTTCTCTTGCTGATACCGGAGTACAGCTTGAGAATAATGTTGTTGTTACTACGATTGCAGTAACGATAGTTTTTGTTGTTTTAGTCATGGCTATTTCCCTCCCTTACGCGAAAGTTGTGAACTTGTCACAACGCATTCTCTTGTCATCTGGTGCCACTCTTTCGTAACCTGGGACTGGAGTGAGTCCAAATACTTCTCCCGGATATGCCTGAGCAGCAATAATGCTACCAATGATTACTAAAGTCTCCCCGGCCACAGCGTTCTGGTTGAAAGACTCTTTGATGGAAGAAATGATTTCCCTTCCTTCATCAGTGCCTACAAACTCTGTTTTTACAAACAGAGGTGATACCTGTTTTTCAATTGCCTTAGCGTTAATCAACACGCTAGTCGGCACCGAAATAAGATTTCCGTTTACATCCTGTATTGTTACAGGATGTGGAGTGGTATTCACTACTGTTACGTTATTTGAGAATGTTACGAAGTTGAAATTATTAGTTGTTGTTGTCATGGCTATTCTCCATTCTCCCCGTATGCCGATAGGACAGCTGATTTATTTTTATTTCCCTGTATATTAGAATCAATTTCCCTGTACATGGGGGTATCCCGTCCAGAAAAATCAATTCTCAATTTGTTTCCGTTTTTCAAATCCGCCAGTCAAGGAAAATTATATAGACCGGTAGATAATTTAATTAGTTTTTATTAGCTGCAATGATTAGCTTAAATTCATGCAGACTGATTACGCCCTTGAGATACAAGTCAAGTGCATCATTTGCAAGAACTGCAAGGCGCTCATATTCATGAGTAGCCATGCAGTAATCAATGTAATCACGAGCATCAAGTGCTCGGATTTCAAAGTTCGGATCACCAATGATAATGCAAGCTACACGACGAGCTATATCAATATCTTCCGGTGTATCCTGGTTAATAAATGTATGCCAGATATTGACATACACCCATTGTGATGATACTTCTACCGGATATGAATGCCAGAGTTCCTGGTACAACGTGTAGGAACTATAACCAAAGAAGTTACGGGATACGAAATTATCGAATGCTTTAGTTGTATTATTTTTCATGATTAATTCCTCCTTGTTTTATCTAACCAACATAATATGATCAGTATCATCTTTGTAATTAAGCATAAAACTAATTACGGTTTGAATCATTTTTGTAGATGAGATTATTTTTGCACTACCACAAGAATAACCGATAAATGTATCGTCATCATATTCTTCATGATTACCAAAGTGTCCGCATATAGGACAATACTCCATATCTGCGGATGTTTCGTATTGTAGTGTCCACAAATCTGAATCTTTATTGTAGTAGTAATGTTTACTGAATCTATAACAACCACCATTAGAGGATTTATCAGGTTCATATTCTGACCAATCTTGAAATTCAATGTCTGTATATACACTAGACCCACATATGTTGATAAGGAGATCTAAAACACGTTTTTGGAAGTCTTCATCCTGTTGACATATTTTTGTTATAGTTTCATGATCGAGAGGACGAATTGCTCGACTGATAAGTATGTATGTACATGGGAAAACATTAATTGTTTCATTTGTTTTAATTTTTGTCATGATTTTCTCCCTCTTGCCTTTTGGATTAGGCATAACCAATTTATTTCTCTTGGTGAAATCTATACGCTTCATAGGCATTATAGAAGGGCATAGAAAAATCCCTTATCAAGGTTCGACCTTGCAATTTCCGATAGGAAAAAGTCTGCTCCTCACAGGAATAAGGGATAGCAAGTTTAATGGTTAATTAGTTACTTATTACTTATGTGCTGTTATGCACACATGTAATCTTTGATGTTACCGCGTTCGTCTGTCTCACGGTAATGACAGTCGTATTCAGACTGGATGAACGCGTCTGGATACGGCAGATTTTGTAATACTGCTGTCGCCTGTTCATGTGTGTAGTTATTAGCATGATGGCGACTGAAATATGTCGCACCTGTACGTGGTGATGTATATAGGTGACGTAAGATTGTACCGGATCTGCCCGCTGGTGTGATGAGACAAATCTGGTATTTAGGATGGATTACCGGTTTTGATAAAATTTGTGATAACATTCTGGTGTTGTTCCTCCTGTTATTTTTGCAATAAAAAAGAGAGTACATGAATACTCTCTTAAGATTGTTATTATTATTTAGTTGTAATGGCGCACTATGACTAGAAGCGCTCTTTTTTGATAGTGCATATATCACTATCTGAAGCGGTTGTTAAATAGAACGCAAACAACGCATTGATAAAAGCTGTATCGTCTG